TATCGTTCACTTCAGCTTTACTTGATTTTATACATATATCTGATGATTTTTGAGATTCTTCATTATCTAGTAATGTTATTACATAAGACTTCATATTCGTTTCAGCACTGTATATCCTACATTCTTGACTTCACGTTCTATTATATCAAATTTGTATCCCTCAGAATATTCCTGTAAAACATTATATAATGCTGGATTTTGTTTTCCGTGTAATATACTAGTATCATGAGCAATAATATATTTTTTTACATTCAATCCATGAACTGCTAACTCTTGATTCATATGCGCTGGATGATGGTACGAATCGATTACGAGCATATCAGTATAATTTACTGATCCGAATCCTGTCGAATCAGTTTGTCTCACATCAAGAGTTATTTTATTTTCTTTACAATATCTTTCGGCAATCGGTTTTAGAAATTTATTATATCTTGATATGTCATTATCAATCAGGCATACATTTTTCGGTTTGCATAAGATACCTGTTGATGCAGTTCCACCCTGATGGACACCAAGTTCCATATATGAATTACAATCTTTCATATATTTTTTTATAGCATCATGTATAGCACAATAATATTCACCATGCGCCTCTTCTTGTTGCTGTATAATAGAAGTGTTAAACTCTTCTAATGTTTTAACATGCCCGAGTTTTGAATTAATCATTTTGTTTCCTTTTACAAACTAGTATTTTTCCACCATGCATCCCTTTTAGTTTCGTCTCGATCTCTAATCCATTCTTTATGATCATATCCCAAACTTCTCGTAAAGTGGCATCAAGTGGATCGGCGGGCTCACATACACTATTATTTTCATTATATTCTAAATAGAGTCTTCCTTTAGTATTAAGTTGGTCTCTCCATGTATTAATTGTTCTTACAGGATCTATTGTATGATCAAATGAGTTAGAGTAAACGATGTCTGCTTTACCTATCCACTCTTCGATAGGAATCGTAAAATCATGTTGTATAGTCATTTTAAATTGTTTTGCAGTTTCACTTATTTCAGTTCCAATTATCTCTGCTTCTGGATAATAAATTTGAAATAACTTTTGCTCAGTGCCTTTACGAGTACCATGACAAATTATTAAACTCGGATCTTGATTATTTTCAACTACTCCATTCTCAGTTCTTAATGAAGAATAATTATTACAGATTGAATCTATAATTGGTCTTTTGACATATGTCCAACCTAATTTTATTTTATTCGCCTTAGTCTGCTCTTCAACATACTGTTCATAATTTTTATATTTGTATATTTTCATTATGTTATACTTTTTATCGCCTCAACTAAATCAGATTTTTTTGGTGGATCATTTGGCCATTCTTTATGTTTACCTATATTCCATTCTGCTATTGGTTTATTTGTGATTCTCCAAAGCACATCTGTCGGCCAATCATCAGCAGTACGAAACATAATATGAACTAATTTAGCATTATCAGGACGATTATCACCAATCTTTGCATCAGGATGTGAACCTACTTTGTGCATATAACAGTTCCATTCATTCGGCAATCTTTTGATATTGAAATTAGGCAAGTGAATAAATGCAGAAAAGTAATCTTGAAACAATCTATAGAATTTAGGGAATCCATTCATTTTACCTATGTATTGTTGAAATGTTGGCCACTCGTCTTTGATTTTTCTTAAACCTTTTTTCGAGATAACTACCACACCAGTGTTAAATACTTCAGGTCTTTGCTTATCGTCAACTGGATATTCTACACCCCAGTTATCTTTACAGACTTTTACCCATCGTTTATCCATTTCACTAGTAATGTCACCAGATGAGTATATAGTTCTAAAATAAGGTTGCTTTGGTTCAGTACAAATACCAGCATCTTCTCCATCTAGTAAATCAAAAATATTATCTGTCATTCCTTCAGTTGGAAATATATCGATATCACAGAGCATTACATTATCATAGTCATCAAAATCATCACATACCAAAGGATTGGCTGGTTCATAATATATCGGAACTGAACATACTTTACCTGCGATAGTTTTATTGTGATCAAATCTATATTCTGCTCCGATACTTTCTGCGTATTTTTTGATCAACTTTGTGCTATAAACAACTCCTGGTTTCAACTCACCTTTCCAATATTGATAAATTATATTTTTCATTCATTCTTCTCCAGAAATTTAGTAATATTATATATGATCCCATTTAGATCTTGATAAATTGACGATACGATGTATTTTTTCGTTATCAAAATAATCCGCACCACTTAGTTGTACATGAACAAATTTTGTGGATCTGTTTCTACTATCGTTAATCGAATCTTGTAGAGCAAGTGGTCCAGTCACAAAATGTACATAACTATTCCATCCATTGTTCATCTCTGTATAATCACTATGCGTAACCATCATTGCATGAAAATAGTTTTGATCAACTGTATAAAATCTACTCAGTCCTATTTTTTTCATCATGTTAATATATTCTTGATATGGTATAAATTTTTCACGTGCTAACTTCATTCCCTCTTTTGTAAACACGACCATGCCTGCATTATAAACTTTTAAATGCCCATCACTATCTCGAGGCATCTTAGAACCATATCGTTTTTTAACTTCCGATGCCCATCTCTCGTCACTTGATTTACTAATGCCACCACGAATCCTAGTGCTCTGCCTATACTTTCCTTGAAATGGTTCAGTACATATTCCAAAATTTTTAATTGACTCTTCGAATATATTATCTTTTAAATTATGAACTGGAAATATATCTAAGTCGAGAACACAGACATTATCATATTCTAGGAATGAATCATCTACAATAGGATTTAACCATTCAAAATATTTGCTATCATCACCAGATACGTGTTTAGATGCAATATTAGGATTGATATCTAATCTATATTCAGCACCTATTTTATCAGCATACTGCCTGAATAATTTTTCACTGTATTTACCAGCAGGTCTCATCTCCCCTGCCCACACTTGATAAATCAAATTTTTCATTTTAATAACTCTACTAATTTCACATCTGCAATATCTTTTGGTTCATTTCTAATTATCTTCATATTTTTTATTACATCTAAAGAAACATATTTAAAACCATTATAATATAAATGATAGAGTGGATTGTTGATAATATCATCAAGAGATAATTTATAATGCGTTTTTAAATATTGATTATGAGAATCAACTGGTGCATTTTTATAATAAATTAGATCTATATCTTTACAATCTCTTAAACCATATAATGATAATATAGTAGAACCTGTAATCACTGTGTTATCATCTGGTTTCGTAACAGACATGAGTTTTTTGTAATTAGGAAATAAAATATTTATTCTATTATTAAGAAAATGAATGCTATTGTCATTAAAAACTGTTTTAGATATTCTGATAGTTTCTTCATGAGTATCGTTGATATGCACAGAGTGATTGCCAACATTAAATAATGCTCTGATTTTATTTTTCATTTTTTGCACAGTTTCTAAATTTTTAGCATCTACTAATACAAAAGTTACATTAGAATTACCCATAAAACATTGGTCACTTTTTCTTTGTATCCCACGTTCATTCGCCCATCCATCTTTGAGATATATTTCTTTCATCAAACCAAGTTGACCTGTAGAATTTAACCTTTCAGATGAATGATAAAATATATTAGAGTGTTTTTTAATTATGTCCATAACCTCATCGATTCGCGTGTGAGCGATAGGAAACAAACATATTACATGAGTGTTGGGTTTCAGTTTCGCATATTCTAATGCTGTTCTTTTTATAATATGTTTCGGTAATCCTTTTCTGATAAAAAATTTATAATCACACTCAATGTGATAATTTTCATCTGAATCTGTGTCTCTAATATTAATCGGTCTTTGATGATATAATGCTGCTGCTAATCTATGAGCACCATTCGCAATATGCCCTTCACGATTTACTGGAACTGGTTCATCAACAATATTATTGATAATCGATTTGAACGCGAGTTTAAAATCTCTGTAACCTTTTTTTCTTGGTCTTCTTTCATTAAAATCATTCCAAACTCCAATATGTTCTCTGTATGCATTTTCATAGAATTTACTTGATAAATTTGATGCATACATGTATTTAATTACAACATCAAATCTTTTATATGTTAACAAATCAATCGGGTCTCTTGTTTCCAAAATTTATATCCTTTTTGATCCAATCAGAAATTTAGCATTATTTTTCAACTGATCATTAATTATTTTTATATCGAAGATATCACTCAATTTATTTTTTAATTTATCAAAATATTCGACATTATCGATTCTATCGAACTTATCATTATATAATATCATGATATTATCATACATTGAATATTGTTTCTCTAATATTCTTCTATCAGACATGGGCATTTCGTTGATACTATGGAAACCAAAAAGGATACTTCTGCTTTTTGGATTTAAATCTTTTATGCTGATGAAATTAGGAAGATCAAGTTTCAATTCCTCTATGTAATATCTTTGGATATCATGCATAATTGGAAAGTCTGGTATATCAAATGTTCCTTGATAACCTAAATTTTTTGCTATCCTATAAAAATTGCCATATCCTCCACCAACATCTGTGACATGATTAAAGTCTGTAATTCGTAATTTAAGATGCTCGAGCATGACCATCAAGTAATGACAATGTTGTGCTGTCCCTTGAGAATATCCCTCTGTCATTATAGGATTACCAACTTCAGAATCTAAAACTTTGGGTAAAATATTGATTGAGCAATAAAAATTATTTCTGACATGATTTAAATATTTTGATGTAACACTTGTATTATTAGGACTGAGTGTTCTTGAGATCATTCTATGTCGTAAAAAATTTTCTCTGTTTAATTGAGAAAATTCTTTTTCAATGGTCATCAACATACCTTCCCACAGAGTCATAATATTTTACTTTCAACTAATGATTTATAATTTTCGATCTTATCTCTTTTTGGTCCAGTCGGAGTTATTTTAGTTCTGACATGTATGAATCCTGCTCTCTCTGGATTAGGCAAGAAACTACATTGACACCATCGTTTATGCATATATGCTTTTTTACTATTAAATCCTGATTTGAAAGCAAGTGTATGCATAATACCTTCATCCTCAAAATGATATAATTCATTGTAGTGAAGCATCCATCCTTCATTACCACCAAGTTCTTTTCTTAATTTTTGTCTTGTTCTTTTATTCATTTTATAAATCGCACCACCCCAGTATGGTGTATTAATATTAGCAACCATAGGATATAAATTTGCTATTTTATAATGTAATCTCTTTTGAACATCTTCATATAAACCAATACCATCTTCCTTGAAAATATTATCTGTCATATTTTTAGGTGCAAACATGTCAATATCAAGCATCAACACATCATCATACTTATCCCATTTTTCATCTAACATGAAAACTTTTTGACAGGGAGATGTAAGATGTTTTCTAAATGGTTTACCAGTCACAAGTTCATAATCAGCACCGACTATTTTAGCATAGTTTTGTATGTTTTCAATTGAGAGTTTATCAAGTTCTCTTAACTCTCCATCAAAGTGTTGTAAAATTATATTACCCATTCTATTCCTTTAGTGGAACTTCATAAAAGACATTGTTATCAAAGTTCGCCATTGTTTTATAAGTTGGAACCCTATCGATGTCGCAATGCAAAGTTTTTCCTTTTATCTTTTCTTTGTTAATATCTATGACAATCTTAAGATTCGATATTCCTGATGGATAAATCATACTATCATTTTTATCCTCGACATAAAACGTGCACTCATTATGTTTATAAATTAAAGGCAACCAGTAATGATGAAATAGTTTTTGTCTACCATTATATTTGATAACTATATTCATTTTGTTGCTTCTACTACTCCAGAGTGTAATGCTCGTATATGTCCAGGAGTATCAATATTTCTAAACTCCATGACTCTACTATCCATATATTTGTGCTGTTTTACATTTTTAAAACCTAGAGACTTCAGAGTCTCGATCATCTCATTTATTCCCCAAACATATAGATGCTGACCATTTTGATATAATAATCCGAGTGCACACTGTTCACGTATTGATCTATGACTATTTCCTGCAGGCGCAAACTTATGCTTAACAACATAAAATTTATGATATGCTGCGCAAAAATTTTCTTCATCAGGTGTTAATGGATCATCACCAACGAGTTTTTCTACAAACTCATATGGTGGCCAAACAGTTCTTATAGTTCCATGTGGTTTGAGTATCCTATGTGCTTCTTTGAAAAAATTTATTCCTTGATATTTGTAAAGATGTTCTATCAAATGTTCTGAGTAAATGCCATCAAATGAATTATCTTTATATTTTGTTGGTAAATTTCTAACATCAACTTTATCAACTCCAGGATGGTTTGCTATATTTGTTGATGTCCAATTTATTCCACGAGTTTTTTCTGCTGCTATTTCTAGGAATTGTCCCATATGCTCATCTCCGTTTTTTCAAGTTTAGGCATATCAAATTTAGTTCTTGCGAGGAAATGGTTTATTTTACCATCTGGATCACCTCTCCACTGATATGGCATTCTATTCCAATATGTATCTAATTCTACAACATTGAATATTGATTGTGATAATTGTAGATTAATATACATCTGCTCTGTATATCTAGTATGAAGAACATAATGATCAACCGAAGTAAAATGCTTTCTTGCTTTTTGTCTTCCCTCGCGAGACCATAATTGTAGTCCACCATTTAAATATCTGAATCTTTCTTTAGGATATAGTTTTGATTTGGGAAACATCCAGTCCTTACCAAAACGATGTTTCCCATATGCTAATATCCCTCGTTGATACAATGGTGCATCCATGACTCTCCGCATCCATCCTGCTGGACCTCCAGTGTGGACACCAAGTTCATGAACCATTGCAACATCACCGATGTCAAGTTCAAAAATATTTTCTTTTGTTCGGGAGTGTATCAACATATCTAGATCTATCGATAGAATATGATCATAGTCATCATATTTTTCATCAAAAATAATTTTGATCGAATCAAGTCTTGGATCTAGTTCTTGAAAATATCGTTCGTGATCTAGCAGGTATTCAGCACCACAATGCTTTGCATATGCTTGTGCTGATCTACTACCTGCTTTCGCCCATTCAGGCATTTCAACACCACCCATATCTCTATCATTCATTTCATATGGGATATAGTATTGAAAGATCAAATTTTTCATAACAAACTCTATTAATTATTTATTTCTTTTTAGTGAGTGCATCTGCTCCGAAGAATGCTGAAACTAAAACTGCGATAGATGCAAAGTATGTAGGTGCGATATCTGCAATTAGATTTGCTGCAGTTTCAAGACCAAGTAATGATGTTACTGCAATTCCAATAGGATAAATTAAAAGACCGATCAAAGCGAACCATGCCATCTTACGAATAGCATCTCTTTGTGCATCCTGATCTTCTAATGCTTTCCTTTTGAATTCCAAATGCATCTCCATTTCTTCTGCCGAGACGTGTCCATCACCGTTTAAGTCTGCTCCTGCGACTGCTGAAGCATCGATTGTTTTTGTTTCTTCTGCCATTCGGTTTCCTCCGTAATGATTTTTTCTGCAATTTGTTTTGCATAATAAAATCCATTACGAAGCGAGTTTGATCTATGACCATTCTCTACGAACCACTCGAGGGTATTTATACACGATCCTCCGACCGATAAATTATACCCTCGAGTTTGTTCTTCGAAATCAACTCGAAGATTTAGGAGTTGCATTAATGTCATATATTGCCTTTCTTAGATTCATAAAAAGATATTCATGAAGATCATCTTGATTTGCTTGATAGCGAATACCGATACCACCAGCAGCATTAAAGTTATCTATGTTTTCTGGTTTGTCATCGATCAAGATATTAGGACGACGATCAACAGGATCTTTTGCAAACTTATGCTTGTGTTCAGTAAAAACTAAGTCATCAAGATCTGAAGGCATATAACCAAACCTTTCTAACCAAACTCTTTTCCAATACGAAGAGTTGAATTTATCTCCACGCAAAGGAGATGAGTTAATTCCCCAACGGATATCATTTTCTAAGGAAATATCCCTTACACGTTCAACTAATGCAGAAGTTGTAGGAAAAGGATTTAATGTGTTAAAGAAGTCTGTATTACGAAGATCGATAAATATTTTATCTTTATCTTTTATCGACTTCCAATGATCCACATTATAGAGATCTGCAATCCCACCAAAGAAGTCTGCAAGGACTCCATCCATATCTAAATAAATTACACTCATGCAACCTCCTCTAACGGATAACCTAAATTTACGAAACCTTCATCAGCAACGACAAGTAGATCACCATTTAACATTAAAACATCACCGACCGAAATAGAATGCATACTAGTAAGATCTATCCTATGAATCCTAGCACCCTCACCAGTATTACCTGCTTGAAAAGCAACCTCAGGAATCTCAGTCTCGATGGTAGCAACGTGAATATAAAGACCACTTGCAAAGTGATTTAAAACATCGGTGTTATTCATACCGACCTCACCCATACCATAAGTCATAGAGACCTTTGGAAAGATTGACATTTGATCTTTGATTTGAAATACATGAATCATATTGAACTCCTCTTTTTTCATTTTATACATATATTATATCATACTTCTGCAGATAAGTAAAGTTTTTTTTTCGTTTTATTTAAAAAAAAGTTGCCTTCTTTTATATTCTTTTATAGTGTCAATTAAAAGATCTATATGATTATCTCGATGCTCTCGGAATATGATTGGTTCGTTATCATCTACGTCCATAACAATCACAGTATTAGTGATCGGCATACCAGTTCTTTCTTCCCACATCACAGCATATCCTGCCATCTGCGCAAAGTAATTGGATATCTTATCTGCAGTTTTAACTCGACGAGATGTTTTGAAATCTATAATAGCGGGAACACCATCGAATACACCGACGCAATCACACCGACCAGCCACCCCAAGATAACGACTATAAAGAGGAACCTCAAGACCATATATTTTAGTAATGCTTTCATCAAGTATTGGACGAATATTTTCGAGACTTTGTTTGATATGTGGTAAAAATTTTGTAGTATCTTCATTGAGTAAATACTTCTCCAGTATCGAGTGAACTAATGTACCACGTGTTGAAGCACGATGACTTATTTTATTTGCTTCTTCTTCACCCACACGCATACGCCATGCGGAGATATATTCTTCACTTAGTATGTTTAGAACTGTTGTAATGCTAGGATAACGACTACCATCAGGAGTAACATAAGTGCGACCTGATGGTTGTGTATCTGCAACCAAGTCATCATATCCAATATCAATCTTTTCATGTATAAACTCTTTCATATTTTGATTGTACTATCTTTGCCCGAACCTTCTTTAATTCTTTTTAAATTATCTTTCCAACCATCATCTGTTTTGGAAAGGAGGGATCCTGTACCTGTAACTATTTTAGGAAACACTGGGACTAGTTCAATATCATCATTAAGTCTTTTTTTCATTTCGTCATAAGGACACGATACTTGTGAAGTTTCACCAGTTTTTTTATTGTGCAGCGTATAAATCGGCATATTTGAACCACTCTGGAACTGAACGCTTTGACCACTTCATATCAAAACGATGTTGTTTAGTTTGATAAAATGCACGATATGATTCAACAGGATCATCAAACATACATTCAGGATTTGATTTCATAGCAAGTTTAAATTTTGTCATTTTACCTATAGGAATATTTTTTGGTAGATTTGATAGATTGCCTCTTAATTCTAAATCTGTTTTATGAAGTTTACTATATCTGTATGTATACTCATCACAAAGTGCTGCGAAATGTCTATAATGCCACATATAATTTTCTGAAGATTCCATGGTCCACACAGTGCAAGGATGACCAGTATGAACTGTTCTATATAAAACATCTTCTAATGGATTACTGTATAGTTCCCAATATTTTGACATGGTTTTACCCGATACTGATTTTCTTCGAGTAAGCACTCCATCAATAATGCGATGAGCAGTAGATAACATTTGAGCAGACTCTACTACCATTTTAGGAACATGTTTATCGCATTGCTGTTGTGCTGCTTTTACTGGATCTGTTGATAAGACAAATATATTCATGATTTATTTCTCTGTTTTTTTAACACTTAAATATTATAACATATAAACGATATTTTGTAAACTATTATTTTTTGTTTTAAATTAAAAATCAGGGAGACTAACTCCCTGACCTTTATTATTGTAAGAACTGCATTAGTATCGTACAAGATTTATCTACCTCCTGGGGGTACGATGATATATGATTTGAGTTTCTCTGGTTTGCCCTTCGTTATAAAAGTCTTTAACAATCTCTCTAACTGGACTAATACCATAATTGCGTTTCTCCGTTTAGTGTTAAAATTTAAATAAGACTACAGGATCAATCTTTTAGTAATCCAGGAAATGCCTCCTTTACTACGTTTTTTGAAATACCTTCTATCGGAGTCTTATTCACCATGTTTATAACAAGTTGGGCATCCTCTGGATGTACTCCCTCTATCAAACCGATGAAAATTTTTTCACGTTTGACTGCAGGCATTTTAGATCCTGGTCCATTCTTCGTGAAATATTTAAACTGTGTATTTACTCTGAAAAGATTTGTGGCATGGTTATGCCCATCTGACTTCGTGTATGGTGGTTCTCCTTTGGGGAGTATCCACTCAACTGTGCTATCGAGAGTTCCTCGTAAGATATCTTTGAGTGCCCATGACTCATTATCTCGTAACACTTTAACTTTATCTGTTTCGCTAGTTTTCTTTACTACTTCTTGCAAAACTTCATAGACATATTGTTTCATTAAATAAACTCCTGAACACTTTCAATCAATTGGTTCATTTTTTTGGAAACAAGATATGGGAAAACTTTACTTTTATTTTTCCAAGGATCTTGTTCCTCAAAGTTATTTATAATTTCTTTCTTTAAATTGATTGGTGTTTCTGTTAAATCAATCAAAACTTTATTTCTACAATAATTACGATACCACGATGCTGCATATAATAATTCGCCTTCACCTATATCTTGTATAATAGCATCCATTTTTTTCTTTGATAAAGGTGTTTGACGTCGACCTTCTGTAAAAGTTTTATCATCAGATAGAACATTAGGGACACCATCACCAGAGTCTCCTTTTAATATTTTTATTAAAAGGTTAAGTCTTGGATTATCATCTACGACCTGTGCCTTTTTGAGAGGAGAGAACTGTTTTACATTATCATATTTTTGTAATTGTTTAAAGTCACCGTCAGAGGAAACGATCATAACATCTTCTAAATTACCAAACTCTTGGGTTCGTTCTACTAGTGTTCCTATTATATCGTCTGCCTCACACCCTTCTAGATGTATTACTTTATATGGAAAATTTTCTCGTATCTCATCTTTTATTAGATGCATGATGCGGAATGCTTCATTCCAATCAAAGTCAGACTTGTCTCGATTTTTCTTACGATTTGCTTTATACTCAGGATAGTGACCTCTCCTCCAGTTATTCATGCCATCGCAGGCAAGAATCATCTCACCATAATCTTTTTTGAATTTTTGATTATACATTCTTAATGTATTGAGGGTCATGTGCCTAACCATACCCTCATTCAATTCCTTATTAACGATGATACTTGCTAAACAAATACCACTATAATCAACTATTATCATTAATATAATTCCCCTATCTCATTTACTGGTACTAATTTTTCCCAAGCCCAAATTAGGTTATCAACCTTGATATCATAATTATTTTCTAACTCATCTTTATTTTTTATGAGATATTTTATTTTTGAATTAGGCGTATCTAGAGATTGAAATTGAAGGTAGTGAACCGCAGTTAATACTAAATCCATAATATAGCTCCTTTTTTTATTGGATACAACTATTGTATCATACTTTTACATAAAAGTAAAGAACTTTTTTTATTTTATTTTGAAATTATTTTTTAAATTATTGATATGTTTAGAGTGTATCTTACAACCTATGAACTCGTTGTAATAATCATCTCTTAAAAGAACATCAAATGTGAATTGAAGTTTTGCTTCCATATAAGACATTTCACCTTTAGTCTTACATAGATGAAGAATTACTCTTTCAAATCCGTCTTGTCCTGATTCTTCCACGAGTCTTTGTAATACCACGTTTGATCCGTAGTATTCTCGCCAGTCGGATTCAACTCTTGTTTTAACACGTCGAGATCGTCTGCTATTTTTCGGAAGAGTTTTTGGACGCCAGAAATTTTTCTTTCCAATATATTTTTTATTTGTTGACAGTTCTCTGATCTCATATACAAATCCTTGATACTCCTCTGGTGTTTCATTAAATTCTTTATTATTGTAATACCACATAAAAGTATTTATTCTTCATATTCTATCCTATCACTCATGATGACTGGTTCTGCTCTCCTACCACATAATGGACAAAAGTCAGGTGGGTCGTAAGAGTGTACAACAGTACCTATGCCACACTCTTCACAATCTATTTCCCAATCATCCATTTGCTAATGCTGCTTCTTTTTTTTGCATGAACACTTTATCACATAGAGAGTGCCAACTCATACAATATTCTGTGATTGATCGACCACAAGAACATTTTCTTTTTTCGGTCTGCTCAATTATTTCTGATCTATTACAACTACAGATATCATTACTACGCAAACATATACAACTTAATTCAGACATTTACTATTTTCTCCAAAAGTCTATAAGCCAATATTTCTAGTTTGCGATCGTCATCACAATAAAACCATTCTCTGATTTCATCCTGAGAGCGACCGCATCCTATACAATATCCTTCTTCTATAGAACAAACTTTGACACAAGGTGAAGGAACATTAGAAGTCGATTTCACAAGCACCACCAGCACATGCTGCTGCAGCAAGTGTATCGACATCAACATATTTTTTTGCTGTTAAATCATTTTTCCATTCAATTGGTTTTAGATTTTTTTGAATCTTATTCCATTTATGAAGTAGATATGCATCTTTAAGGCAATGTTCTGCTTTAGTTGTATCACCATTTAGATAATTATTTGCAAAGTTTTCAAACCTTCGCACCCAATCTCTTTTCATAGCATTTTCAGAATCATCAAGTGATAAGTCTTCACCAAATCCTTTAGCAGTCATACATGCATCCCATAAATTTCGGAAACACTTGAGTGCATCTACGACCATACCTGATGCAAAGACTGCAGCAGTATCATACTTTTTTACCATTTCTTTTGCAGTAATGACTGCTGTGTTTGGTGCTTGATTATAATCTTTGTCACCAGACATTGATAAAAATGAGATACCTGCAAACGAATACCTATTTTCAAAGACATATTTTTCTACTTCATCCCAGTCATCCACAATAATTGTATTTGACACGTTATGCCGTATTCCTTCATCTGCACAAAGTTCTTCATTTGTGCCTTCATTGACCCAATACTTTTGTGCTAATTTTACTTTTTCAAGATGCGTGACACCAAGTAAATCATCTTTGAGTATCGATTCTTTATGTGGTATAATAGGAAATGAAACAACAACATCTGTTCCACCCTGAGACCATACTGACTCTTCAACCATCCAAGGGTTTGATTTTTGTATTGCTTGAGTTATTTCAGACTCTTTGTTCATCTGAACATTACGAATGTACATATCAGAATGCTCAGCATGAATACCAGAAGCAGTTTGTAGTAAGACCGAAGCATTACCTGATGGTTTAACACAAGTCGTTCTAGCCGCTGCATTGATTCCAAGTTTTTCTGATAGATCTTTATTAATTTCTTTGACAATCTTTGCTCCTTTTTCTAACACTTTAGGATCAAATAGTATCTTAGGATTATTCATCCATCCTGTTATTGAAACACCAAGTAGTGCTTCTCTATCAAATATTTTTTTAGAAGTTTCATCAAGAAACTTGAAGTCTGTGTACCCTGCTTGTAGAGTACCGAGGATAGATGCTGCTCGGCATGCCTTGTAAAAATCTTCCTCAGTATTGCACATGCCACCATTGATCTCTGTCAGATTACAACCCTGCCATCCAGACTTGTTACCAAGTTTTGGAAACATACCAATCTCAACACATGGATTAGTTGTATGTTCTGTAGATTCAACGAAGACAAATCCTGGCTCCCCAAACTGTTTGACTGATTCCATAATCTTGCCAAATTGCTCGGGTGAAGTTTTATCTCTCACAATCACAGCAGAATTGTTTGATCTGCCACGTTGTGGATTATCCATATACCAACTTCCTGTTTTAGCATTCATCATCTCTTCATCGTCTGGTGAGAAAAGACAAATAGTTGCTGATCGACGAACACCACCAGACAAGACAGCATCTGCTGCATGCATAGTGATATCATACACATCAATCGGTTTTATGTTTGTTGGTTCTTTGGAATCTATTACAATACCTTGGAGTAAATGTTCAATTTTATCAAGTGATCGACGAAGACCATTTGGTCCAGGTGCTTTAAACCCTCCAGAAATTTTTGATCCTTTTGGTCGTATCTGTGATAAATCAAAATATACTCTTCTTCCTTCATACTCTGGATATTTACCACCACCGACAAAGAAAGAAGACATTAAAACATCAAGTGCTGATGCCCATCCCTCTATCGAATCTTCTACGATATAACCTTTTGCTTGTTTTGTTCTTTGTTGTATTTTTGATAGTTTTTTGATATGATGTTTTTGTACAGAAAAACCTGCACCTGCACCACACAATAAAATATAAAATACTTCACCAAAAAATGCTGGTCTATCAGCATATGATGAAGTACAGTTATACATTCTCATCTGATGTTTTAATAATTGATCACCGCCAAATTGTAAAGCACGTTGAGCACCAAGAACTCTCTGCTCCTTATATGCTGTTCTTGCTTCTTCGAAATATCCTGCTAATTCATTTCCTTTATTTTTATAATATCCTTCGTGCATATCGATAACACGATCTACTGCCTCATCCCATGATTCATATCTGTTCTCGTCATCTTTATATCGGGAGTATGCTTCGTAGAATTTAGTTTCAGATAAAAATTTCCTTGTGTCAACAAGTGCTGTTGCCATATCTTTTACCTCTTATATGTATGATTTCTTTATTAGATTATAACTATTATATATCATTTTACACATTTTGTAAAGCGCAAAATGACTAATATATTTTCAATTAGTTGAAAAATATTTTTCTATCATTTCTAATCTATCATCTGCAGCTGCTAATTTATTTAACTCTTCTATTACTGCTTCAGTGACATCTGAGTGTTCACCAATACCTGCAGGCATTGTTTGATATACCATGATATTTGTTTTATGAACTTCTATTTCACCTTCGGCATGTTTTTTCGCAGCCTGTAAAATTTGATCACCAATTTTCATTTCTCTAATTCCTTTATTCTATTTTCAAGTTCATCAATTTTCTTTGTAACGTATGGATACTTTTTTCTCCATGCGTCTTTCGGTTGTTCAAACCAAGTTAATCCCCATCTCTTAACGAGATAGTCGAGTGTAAGATCGAGTTTAGCATAACACCAAAGTCCTGCTCTTGTTCCTTTGAAGTAAGCAAGGAATGCTGCACCTGCTACAGAACCTCCAATAGCAGTATATATCCATAATGTATCTTCGAACATTCGTTCGATCATTTAATCCTCCTTAATTGTACAGTTGACATAGTTTCCCATACCATGATCTTTTACACCATCAAGAAGTCCAGATCTTAATCCTCTAAATTTATCTTTAATCCTCTGCCATAGAGTCATCTTTCGTATATTACCGTAATGATTAATATAGCACAAACTGCCATGATGCTTATAACCCATAAGAGCAAGAGGAACAGTAGTAACCACGTCATTGTTATTAACAAACCTCCAATGTGTTGTTTTGATACCTCTCACAAAGGAACGTGTTCCGGCTCTTGGAGATCCGAATGTATATAATTCTCTAACTTTTTTGAATTCTTCTATGCGGGAGGTACAAATAGTTGCCATTGCAGCTCCTAAGGAATGTCCACAAATTGTTAATTCGTAGTTGCTCATCAAGTTTATTTTTTTCAATATGTCTTCCCATAATTTATCTAACTCTCCACGGAATCCTGAATGCACCCATCCATCAGTCATTGATTTTTTTGGTAATGCATTTAGATCAGCAAGCACATCTGAAAGTTCACTTGGTTCAGTTCCTCTAAAACAGATTGCCATTTTATTAGTGTCACCATTCCATACTATGTGACACTGTGCGCCATCTACTTCTAGAAAACTATGTCCAGGATATCCTAGTTTTTTATATACTTTTTTTGCTTCTTTCGCGTCTTTATATGCGATGTCTGCCATCTGCGCGTGTTTATTTGCTGTCTCGAGATTCAGTTTCATTTATATTATTCTCCTCAGTTACTGCCTTTTCATAATACACAATAATTTCTGTTTGCTGATTTATATATCTCCTCAAGTCAGCAATATTCAAAGCAAGGTTTTCGTAATCTTTCATACTTAAAACTACAAAAGCGACTTCGCCATATTGTTCTTTGTATTCTTTTAAAAATTGATCTAATGTATCACTTGTAACAACACGAACACGTGTGTCAGTTAGTGAGAGTGGTTTGGGTCTCGCTACTACTGGAACTGTTGTCTTCTCCACCTTGACTACTGTTTTGATCTCCGTTTCTGGAGGTCTCCCCACGCAACCACTCAGGAAGAGGAGACTGACTGCCAATGTTGTTGCCAGTGTCTTCCATGAAACCACGCCATAGTTTTGCTGTAGCGCCATTCATCTTTCCTTCTAATACTGCTGAATCTTTTAATGCCTCAATCACAAGGTTAAGTCGGCTGAACTTACCACGTAATTCGTCACCATATGCTTCTGCCTTTTGTAAATCTTTTTGTAATTTATTATTTAGTTGACCCATTTTTGCAACATCTGCTCGTAATACATCAACACTTGCGTTTGCTGTTTGTACAGCAACTTCAAGTTGTGCATTGTTCTCTCGGAGTGTAGCAATACGTTGTTGAGTGTCATTGTAATACCAGTATGCTCCATATCCAAATATACCAAGCAAACCGAATACAAATAATAAAAGATATATTTTAATCATCGTTCATGAATCTAGAGAATCTTTTCAAGAGTGCTGGTCTTTTCTTTTTTCTTCTATCCAAAACATTTGTTGTAGTAAATCTTGGACCCATATTTTTAGTATCATGTGGAATACCAGCATCTGCAGTAGTAGTCATCTCTTCACTTGCAGCTTTCGCTTTATCCATCTGTGCTTGAGTTGGCGCTCCCTTCGCACCTTTTTTCCTCATGCGTTCTCCACGTTTTCTTTTCATGTTGATATTATACCAGAGACCTTTGCCTTTTTCCTCTAGACTTTCATTTTTTTCTTTAGTTTTCTGTTTCATAGCATTTATGAACTTTCTATAAACTGCAGCAGGTCCAGTTTTTCCCATGACACGAGCACGTTGTTCCATTGCGATTGCTGCTTGTATTTTATGAGCATGTGATTTACCTGAGTTTTTTATTTTTGCGACAGATGCTTTTGCGTCATCAACTGTTGCAAATTTGAGACCATGAATAGTGCCTTTAGGATTTTCATCTGTATACAAATCACTGTGTTTATCTGATCCAGCAGGTTGTCCTTTTTTCCTTGGTATCCTTTTATTGCTCATTTATAAATCTCATTTATAGTAATATAAACTTGTTGATTTGTTTTTAAATGCGTTGCCTCATATATGTCTAATCCAAAAACATCTCCAACAGGATAACAATCATCTTTTATTCTGATCTTATCTTTTGAAAACACCCACTCTTCAAATGTACTATTTAAAATTTTATTTTCTTTCACTTGATAAATTCCAGGAATAAGTTGTTTATCATTAAGAGTGAACCAACTGCTGTTTGCTTCACTTAAAAAATCTAGTGAATCGATGCCAGATTTACTTAAAATATTTGAAAGGTCTTTATCGGTGAGTTTGTAATGTTCTTTTATGAGGAATAACCCAGCCGCGAAAGATCCTAACTTTGACCCTCCTCCTGGGATATTTGATAGTAATCTTTTAAGATTAGCGACAAGACGAATGAATGGTGTGTATGCTGATCTTTTGGCATCATCATCCATTTTTACAGATTTGATGCGTTTACCATTTTCGTCAATCAATCCTTCTTTATATGCATCCCAATCTTTCCAATCAAGGACTAATAATCTAATAAAACGAAAAGTATATGCAAGGTCTGCTGCTCTTTTTACTAATCCCATTATATTTTCCTCAACATTTCTACTACCTTTGAATCCATCACTATCCCTGTATATTGATCGCTTCTAATATATCTTAAAAATATCAAAAATGGTTTTATTACTGGCCAATGGTGTTTGTCAAGTTTTAAATCAAGCATATTTAAACTTGCTTCTATACCAAAAGAATTAAATATCACAATCAAATGATTTAATATTAATCTCTCAGCAAGTTCATCATTTTCAACATAACGATTTACTAATCTTTTAATATATTTAAATCGTTTCAAATCCTCATAAAATTCTTCTATATCAGAGAACTGAGGTTTATAATAGTGTTTAGCAGCATAGAGAAACAAGTTCTCTTCGGTAAGTTCATTGAATATCATCATAAAGTTATATATTCAATATTTTATACTTTAAAAAGCATCATCTTCTATTAATTCATCATCATAGAGTTCATTTTCTAAAATTTCTTTTATTTTTGCCTTTGATGATTTGGGATCGATTTCTATTTCCCAGTCCTCGGCAGTTTCTATTAGTTCTGCCTTTGTCATAGAATCTAGATCGAGATCTTCGAGTTCATCATCTTCTTCCCAATCTACATCATCACTATCCCAATCTTCATCCTCTTCATATATCACATCATCTGATGGTTGATCAATTAATTCAGTCATAGATTGAGGATTGTTATAGTCATCTATATCCTCAATAGATATCTTCCTTGCAACCAAAAGTTCACCTGTTTTAGGATGTCTCCAACCTTGTGGAGTTGGTATAGCATCTTTTTGAAATGATGGAGGATTAATCGCCATTTGTATCTCCTACCAATTACTGTTCATATATTGGTTTTGAAGTGCTAATTTAACTTCTCTGACAGTTGATTCTTCTTTCATGCCTGCTTTTTTAGTAATATCTTCAGGTTCGTTAATAATATTTTTATCTCCCTGATCATTATCGGTAGTGCGTTTTTTAGCAGTTTTAGTCACTTTACCAGCCTTTGAAGCATCATCATGCCCTTTAC